AGGAGCTAGACATTAAATTAGGTTTTATTAAAAAAATTTTTTATATTATTAAAAAAATACAATTATGAAAATAGGTTTATGTGGAACAATGAGTGTAGGTAAAACTACATTAGTTAATGAATTAAAAAAATTAGATGAATTTAAAGATTATAAATTTGCTACAGAACGTAGTAAATATTTAAGTTCATTAGGAATCCCTTTAAATACAGATTCAACATTAAAAGGTCAATTAGTATTTGCAGCTGAAAGAGCAGCTGAATTAATGCAAGAAAAAATGATAACAGATAGGACTATTATTGATGTTATGGCTTTTTGTGAATTATCTAAATCAATGAGTAAAGCTGAAAAACAACATATAAATGGAGTTTTATGGCATCTTATAAAAGAATATGATGTTATATTTCATATAACTGATTTATCTGTACCGATGGAAGATAATGGAGTAAGAGAAACAAATGAAGATTATAGATTATCAATTCATCAAAAAATATCTTCTATATTAGGAATGCATAGGTTAATGCCTGGTAAAGTAGTAGAAATTAAAGGTACTACGGAGGAACGGATAAATAAAATTAAAGAAACAATATTTTCATAATATTTATAAATAAAAATATAATGAGACTATCTGAATTAAAAAAAGAAATAAAAAAAGAAATAATTTCAATTTTATCTGAAGTTAATACACAAGAAAAAGCAGCAGCAAAAGCATCATCAGATGCAAAAAAGAAACAAAATAAGGATATTTCAAAAAATACAAAAGCATTAGATGCTTATAATGATGAATTAGAAAGAAGCATAGATTTAGAAAAAGATTTAAGTAAAGCTATGATGAAAGAAGATGAAGATGAACCTACATCATCACAATTAAAAGGAGCATCTAAAGATTCGGTAGCAGTATTAGCACGTAAATTACAACAAGTTTCTTCTGAATTAAAATCTACAGCAAATAGATGGAAAAAATCAGAAGGTGATGAAAAAGAAAATTTAAAAAATAGATTATTAACATTAACAAAAATAAAAAAAGAGCTTGAATCTATGCTCGAATAATAATTATGAAAAAAATTTGGAAAATATTAGCTGGAATAGGAGCATTAATAGTAGGAATTTTAGCATTAACAGCTAATAAAGGTAGTAAAAAACAATTTAAAAAAGATCTTAAAGATAATAAAAATAAGATTAAAGATATAGAAAAGAAAACAGAAAAAGTTAAACAAGAAAAGAAAAAAACAAAAGAAAAAATTGTTAAGCAAGATAAAAAAATAAAAGATACAAAAAAGAAAGTAAAATCAACTAAATCAGCTAAAAAAACAATATCTGATTTTGAAAAAAAATATAGAAGTAAAAAATAATGAAAAAAATATTATTTATATTAGCATCAGTAATTTCGTTAAATTGCTTTGCCCAAGATAAAATAGTAAAAATACCACAATCTGAACTAGATGCATTTTTTCTAGCTGTTGATACATTACAATATCAAGATTCAATAAAAACTATATTAATTTCAGATTTAGAATTACAACTTGTAGAATATAAAACTTTAAGTTTGCAGAATGATACCTTATTAAAACTTAAATCTGATAAAATAATTTTATTAAATGATCAAATTAAATTATATGAAGATCGGTTAAAAATAACTGATAAATGGTATAATAAAAGATGGTTTGGCGTAGTTTGTGGTGTTGTAGGAACGTCAACAGCAATATATTTAGCAGGACAATTAGGTAATTAATCCTTATATGGCAGACTTAAAAAAAATAATAAGACAAGAATATATAAAATGTGCAAAAGATCCTGTACATTTTATGAAAAAGTACTGCTATATTCAACATCCCCAAAGAGGTAGAATACAATTTAATTTATACCCTTTTCAAGAAAGAGTATTAGGTTTATTTAAGGATAACCCATATTCAATAATTTTAAAATCAAGACAATTAGGTATATCTACCCTTACAGCAGCATTTTCATTATGGATGATGATTTTTCATAAAGATAAAAATGTGTTATGTATAGCTACAAAACAAGAAACAGCTAAAAATATGGTAACTAAGGTAAAATTTATGTATGAAAATTTACCTTCATGGTTAAAAATAGATTATTTAGAAAATAATAAATTAACATTAAGATTAACAAATGGTTCACAAATTAAGGCAACATCAGCTTCAAGTGATGCTGGTAGATCCGAAGCCGTTTCTTTATTGTTAATTGACGAGGCTGCTTTTATTGAAAATATTGGAGAAATTTGGGCATCAGCACAACAAACATTAGCAACAGGAGGAGGATGTATTGCATTAAGTACACCATATGGAACAGGAGGATGGTTTCATCAAACTTGGGTAAAAGCAGAAGCTCAAGAAAATGAATTTTTACCTATTAAATTACCTTGGTTTGTTCATCCTGAACGAGATGAAGAATGGAGAAAAAGACAAGATGAATTATTAGGTGATCCTAGAATAGCAGCACAAGAGTGTGATTGTGATTTTAGTACATCAGGTGATATAGTTTTTTATTCTGAATGGTTAGAATTTATAAAAGAAACAACAATTAAAGATCCTTTAGAAAGAAGAGGAGTAGATCAAAATCTATGGATTTGGGAACCAGCAGATTATTCAAGAGATTATATGGTTGTAGCTGATGTAGCTAGAGGTGATAGTAAAGATTTTTCTGCATGTCATGTAATTGATATTGAAACAAATGTTCAAGTAGCAGAATATAAAGGACAAATGCCTCCTAAAGAGTTTGGATATTTTCTTACAGGATTAGCAACAGAATATAATAATGCTATGTTAGTAGTAGAAAATGCTAACATAGGTTGGGCAACCTTAGATGCTATTATAGAAAGACAATATAAAAATTTATATTATTCCCCAAAATCAGATACAGTAACGGCAGAATCTTATTTAAAAGTATACGAAGGTAATAGTGAAATGACACCTGGATTTACTATGTCAATGAGAACTCGACCTTTATGTATTAATAAGTTTAGAGAATTTGTAGGGGATAGAAGTACAACAATTCAATCTAAACGTTTATTAGAAGAAATGAAGGTATTTATTTGGAAAAATGGAAGACCAGAAGCTCAAACAGGATATAATGATGATTTAGTTATGTCTTTTGGAATAGCTATGTTTTTAAGAGATACTTCATTAAAATTCCAACAACAAAGTTTAGATAGTGCTAGAGCAGCATTAAAAAATTTAACAAAAACACAATCAACCTTTAAAGGAGTTTATAGTGGAAATAATGTAGAAAATCCCTATAGCATGAAAATAAATGGTAAAGATGAGAATCTAGATTGGTTGATATGATATTTATAATAATAAAATAAAAAATGGCAGATACAGGTTTATTTTCAAGATTAAAAAGATTATTTGGAACAGATGTTTTAATCCGTAATGTTGGTGGGGACCAATTAAAAGTTATGGATGTTAATCAAATCCAAATGTCTGGAGAATTAGAGACTAATTCATTAATCGATAGATTTAATAGAGTTTATACAAATTCCCCAAACTCATTATATGGTCAACAAACTAATTTTAATTATCAAACATTAAGACCATACCTTTATTCAGAATATGATGCAATGGATACAGATGCTATAGTAGCATCAGCATTAGATATTGTAGCAGACGAAAGTACTCTTAAAAATGATATGGGAGAAATCCTTCAAATTAAAAGTTCAGATGAAAATATTCAAAAAATATTATATAATTTATTTTATGATGTTCTTAATATAGAATTTAATTTATGGCCTTGGATTCGTAATATGGCTAAATATGGTGATTTCTTTTTAAAATTAGAAATAGCAGAAAAATTTGGAGTATATAATGTAATTCCTTACACAGCATTTCATATTGAAAGACAAGAAGGTTATAATAAAGAAAACCCACAAGAAATAAGGTTTAAATTTGACCCAGATGGTATAGCAACTTCTGATTATGGATATTTTAATGTTCCTAATTCAGGGGAACAAGCAGGTGCTATTTATTTTGATAATTACGAAATGGCTCATTTTAGATTATTAACTGATATGAATTTTTTACCTTATGGTAGATCATATATAGAACCAGGACGTAAATTATTTAAACAATATACTTTAATGGAAGATGCTATGATGATTCATAGAATTGTTAGAGCACCCGAAAAAAGAATATTTTATATGAATGTAGGTTCAATACCTCCAAATGAAGTAGATGCGTTTATGGAAAAAACAATTTCAAAATTAAAACGTACACCTCATATGGATGAAAAAACCGGGGAGTATAATATGAAATATAATTTACAAAACTTATTAGAAGATTTTTATATTCCTATTAGAGGAAATGATTCTACTACAAAAATTGAAAATATAGGAGGATTAAATTTTGATGGTATCCAAGATGTAGAATATTTAAGAGAAAAATTATTTGCTGCTTTAAAAGTTCCTAAAGCTTTTATGGGATATGATGAAAATTTAGAAGGTAAAGCAACATTAGCAGCTCAAGATATTAGATTTGCTAGAACAATAGAAAGAATACAAAGAATATTTACATCGGAATTATATAAAATTGCATTAATTCATTTATATACTCAAGGATATAGAGATGAAAGTTTAACTAATTTTGAGTTATCATTAACAACTCCATCTATTATATATGATCAAGAAAAAATAGCTTTAATGACTGAAAAAATGACATTAGCTCAAGCTATGCTTGATAGTAAAATAATACCATCAGATTGGATTTATGAACATATTTTCCATTTTAGTGAAGATGAATATGATGAATATAGAGAATTAGTAAGACAAGATCAAAAACGAATATTTAGAAATGCTCAAATAGAAGCAGAAGGAAATGATCCTTCAGAAACAGGTAAATCATATGGAACACCTCATGATTTAGCTGCAATGTATGGTAAAGGAAGAATGTATTCAGATCCATCTAATTTACCAGCGGGATATGATGAAGGAACAACTGAAAAAACTCCATTAGGAAGACCAAAACAAAAACTTACTAAAAGAAATACACAAGATGATAACTTTGGTAAAGATAGATTAGGAGTAAAACGAATGAAAGATGATAAAAGTGTAAATGAAATTAACACAGCTAAAATATTTTCTAAATATGAAGGTATGTTAAAAACAATTCCTAAAAATAAAACTAAAAACAAAAACTTGATTTCTGAACAAAAAGTTAAAGAGCAGAAATCTTGATATATTTATAAAAAAATATAACTTATTTGACTGTATGTATATAAAACATTCTAAATTTAAAAATACTGGTATCCTTTTCGAATTACTAGTAAGAAAGATAACGGCAGATACATTAGAAGGAAATGACTCTCCAGCTGTAAATATCCTAAAAAAATATTTTGTAAATACTGAATTAGGAAAAGAATACAAATTATATGAATCTGTATTCAAATCATCATCTATTACAGAAGGTAAAGCTAATATAATACTAAACACAGTATTAGAAACATCAAGAAAATTAAATAGAAGTGCTTTAAGAAGGGAAAAATATAATATAGTTAGAGAATTAAAAGAAAATTATAATTTAGAAGAATTATTTAAAACAAAAATAAATAATTATAAACCTTTAGCATCTTTATATTGTTTGTTTGAAATTTATAATTCAAAAGACATCACAAACCCAAACCAAATTGTTGATAATAAAGTAACATTATTAGAACATTTAACCAAAAAAGAAGTTTCAAAAAATGATGTTAAAGAAGATATTTTAGAAGAATTTAAATCTTATGATAAAGATTTAAGAATTCTTACTTATAGAGTATTATTAGAAAAATTTAATGATAAATATTCTAGTTTAAATTCATCCCAAAAGTTAGTACTTAAAGAATTTATTAATAATGTAGACAATACTACGAGATTAAAAGAATTTTATAATCAAAAAATAAATGAAGTTAAAAAATCATTAATTAAAGAGGTTAAAAAAGTAAAAGATAAAGCTACTAAAATTAAATTAGAAGAAATATCTAAATTTGTTGTCGAAATTGATAAAAGAAAAGGAATTAATAGTGATAATTTAGTTGATTTATTACAATATTATTCTTTACTTGAAGAATTAAAACAAGTAAAATAATGGGACTTAACGAAAGAATAAATAATATACTCGAACAAAACAAAGTAAAATTTGTTGACCCTAAATCTGAATTAGAAGCAGCGGCTGAAAAAAAAGATGAAGATTGGGCAGAAGGTATTGTTTATGTAGATGATCCTAGAATACCACAAGAATTTTTAAGAAAAATAGAAAAAAAGTATGGTCCAATTCCAAAAGGAAGTTACTTTTCAGGTAACTTTTCAATGTATTGGGAAAAGTTAGAACCAGATTATGGTGGAGAAGTAAATACAGGGGGTAGATCAGTTTCAAATCAATATAGATTACCTAATATAAATAATGTATATAGACAATTTAAAAAACTTAATGATCAACTTGACTTTTTAAAGGATAATAAGGATATAATGAAAGATGAAGGAATACAAAAAGTATTTCAACAAATAAGAGATTCATTTAATTCTTATCGTACCTATATTAGAAAAAATTATCCTGAAAATTATGAAACTGTAAAAGAAATATCAACAACAGGAGGAGGAGCAGGAGCAGCTGGGTTTACACCTGGTGAAGGAATGGGGTATGCAACACCTTACGCATTTACAGGAGGTAAAAAAGCAAAAGAACCACTAGCATTAAAAAAACTAGGATATAAAATTGCAAAAAATGAGTAAAGATCCAGGAGCAACATTAGGTCCGGGTCCAAAAGCAGGCCCTGAAGGTGTAGAAGATAATTACTATGTTAAAAAATTTAGGTATAAATTAGTACCTAAAGATAAAAAAGGTAATTATGTTCAAAAAGGATCTGGATTAGAAGTATTAAATTTATTTGAAAATGATTTTCAAAATGAAAGAGTTAATGCATTTAATTTAATTGAGAAAGAACTTAATGATATTTATACAACGATATCAAATGCAAAAAATAAAACAATAGAATATTATAAAGAAAATCCAACATCATTTAAAGTAGTAAAACCTACAGATTTAGTTTTGGATTATTTAAGAGACATTAAAAAATTATTAAAAGGAGAAGAATGAAAACATTACAAGAACAATATAATCAAATAAAAAAAGGTAAAGGCCATAAAGGAGTATTTCTAAATGAAGCTAAACGTCTTTTTCCTCAATTTATTACAAATACAACTAGCTTTAACCAAGCTACTACTATTTTAAAACAAAAATCAGTTATTAATGAAAGTATAGTAGGTCTTGGAATGGTAACAGATTCAAGTAAAGCAGCAACCCCAGATTGGCATAAACTTTTTGAAGAAAATTTAAATAAAAATAGTTGGAATAATGCTGATAAAAAAAATATAGATAATCTTAATGGAGATGAATTCCAAAAAGGTGTATATGTTGAAATGGAAAAAGTAAGAAATATAATAACAGATCAAAATATAGGAGAATTATTAAAAAAAGCCAAAGCAACAGTTCAGAAAAATTTATCTAAAAACCCACAATATTACATTGAAAATGCAGCATTTGGAATAGATGGATTAGGATATTCTGCTGATAGACTTGGATTAAAACCTACTGAAATTAAAGGAAAATGGAAAGGTAGTGGTTTTGGAGACGCTTCAAAAACTAAAATGAAACCAGGTGAACCTGGAACAGGGTATACTCCTGTAAAAGAAAATAAAATAAATTTTAAAGATTTATTAAACGACTAAGTTATGAAACAAGTACTTATTGAAACAATTTCTTTCTCACCAAAAGTAAAATTATCAGAAAGTAAAAAATCTGAAAATGGGAATCCTATAGTTGAGGGAATTTTAGCTACTGTTGAAGTTAAAAATGGTAATGGTAGATATTATAAAAGAGATTTGTGGCAAAGAGAAATGGATAAGTATGATAAAATAATTAAAGAAAATAGAGCAGTAGGAGAATTAGATCACCCAGAATCTTCTGTTGTAAATTTAAAAAATGTTTCACATAATATCAAAGATACTTGGTGGGATGGAGATAATATTATGGGTAAAGTAGAAATACTACCTACTCCATCAGGTAATATTTTAAAGTCACTTATTGATAATGGTATAACAGTAGGTGTGTCTTCAAGAGGAATGGGATCATTAAGACCTATGGGTGAAGTACAAGAAGTACAAGATGATTTTGAATTACTATGTTGGGATTTTGTTTCAACTCCTTCAAATCCAGGTTCTTATATGCATTTAGTAAACGAAGGACTTGAATTTAAATCGGCAAATCCATATACTAAAGTAAATTCTATTATATACGAAATCCTTTGTTCAAAAGGAAATTGTCCAATTTCGTAACTTTTCAGGAATCTTCATATACGTATTATCGTAATATGCCATTCTCTTATATGGTATTTAACTAATTAATAATTCTATTACGTTTCTAATAAACGTACTTCCCAAACAAAATTTTAGGAAAATGAACAGAGATTTTTTAAAAGAGGCAATCGCCGACGCTAAAGCTGTTAAAGAATCAGCAATAGCGAATGCAAAAGCTGCTCTCGAAGAATCTTTCACACCTCACTTAAAATCTATGCTATCAACTAAACTCCAGGAAATGGAAAAAGAAGATACTAAAGAGAATATGAGAGGATCTTTCGAAGAAGATGACGTTAAAGAAATGATGCGTGGTTCTTATGAAGAAGATGATGTAAAAGAAGAAATGAGGGATAAAAAAGATAAAATGGAAGAAAAAATGTCGAATCCAGTAATGCGTAAAGGTTTAAAGGGAGATGATCCTGCAGAACTTGAAACTGAAAAAATGCGTGAAACGGAGGAAAATTTAGATGAAGTTTTATCGGAGCTTGAAGAATCAGAAGTTAATGAAGATGCTAGAACAGACGCCGAAGAAGAAGGCTATAAAGATGGCATGGAAGACGAAAAGGAAGATCTTGAGGGTGAAGCCGAAGAGATTGACCTTGATGACATGACTGATGATGATTTGAAAAAATTTATCGAAGATGTTATTGAAGATATGGTCACTGCTGGAGAAATTGAAGCAGGTGAAAATTTCGAAGATGACGTCGAAGTTGATGTTACTGTAGATGACGAAGTTGACGTAGAAGTTGAAGACGAAGTTGAAGTAACAGAAAGTAAAGAAGTTAATGAATCAGAAGAAGTAACAGAAGTAGTAGGAACTGCTGCGGCAGGTATTGCTGCATTATTTGCTGCTGCTGGTGGCTTAACAGCTATTCAATTAGCAATGGAAAAACCAGAAACTGCTAAAAAATACCCAAAACTTAAAGCTATGCTTGATCTTATGGGTGAAATTGGTAGTGCTGCATCTTCTGCTAAATTGAGAGAAGCTAAGGAAGCTGCATCTGAAGAGGAATTAGATAAACTTGAAGATAAAATAGATCAAGTATTTGAAACTAAAGTAACGGAAAACGATTCTCCAGAACTTGAAGAAGCATATGCTACTATTGAAACTTTAAGATCAGATCTAAATGAGATTAACTTACTAAACGCAAAATTGTTGTATACCAACAAAATCTTTAAATCAAAGAATTTGAATGAAAATGATAAAGTTAAGGTATTAACTAACTTTGATAAAGCTGCGACAGTGAAAGAAGCAAAACTTATTTATGATACTTTAAAAGATTTAAAACCAAAAAGGGTTAAAAGATCAATTAAAGAATCTGTAGGAAGAGCTTCAAAACCATCTGGAATAGCTCCAAAGAAAAATAATCCAAAACCTATCGTTGAATCAAACCAAATGGTTGACAGATTTAAAAAATTAGCAGGAATAATTTAACAAATAATTAATTTTTAAACTTTAAAAAAATGAGCCAATTAAACTCTTTATTAGAAAGTGCTAATCCGTATAAAAGTCTACAAGACGATGCGGCTAAATTAGCAAACAAGTGGGCTAAAACAGGTCTACTTGAAGGTTTAGGTGACAATGACAAAAGTAATATGTCAATGTTACTAGAAAACCAAGCAAAACAATTGGTTACTGAAGTTTCTAATACTGGTGGAGGCGCTGGTGCTGGTACATTTACAGCTGGTACAGGTGCTCAATGGGCAGGTGTTGCTTTACCTTTGGTAAGAAAAGTATTTGGACAAATCGCAGCGAAAGAATTCGTTTCGGTTCAACCAATGAACTTACCTTCAGGTCTTGTATTCTACCTTGACTTCCAGTATGGTACTACAAAATCTCCATTTACAAGTGGAAATTCTTTGTATGGTGATACTTCAGCTAACTTTGGTAACACAAACACAGGTGGTCTTTATGGAGCAGGAAGATTTTCATACTCTACACAGACTACAGGAGCAGCAGCTCAAAATTTTGACATCACAACAGCTTCATGGTCTGATTTGAACTTTGATGGTACTTATTCAGCATCAGCAGTAGCAAATGAATTTAAACTTGCAACTTTAAACACAAGTTCAACTTCATTCCCTAATGCTGATTTAGAAGCTGCGAGATCATTTGAGATCTTTGATGGTAATACTAATATTACTGACTACCCACAATTTACTAGAGTATCAGGTAGTTCAATTATATTTGTAATTACAGGATCTAGAACAGCAGACCCACTAGATTCATATGATATTTCTGGATCATTAGCTCCAACTGATGGAGATAGAGGTGACTTCGAAGATGGTAATACTAATCTAGATGCGAATAATAATCCAATTACTATTCCACAGATTAATGTTCAAATGAGAAGTGAAGCTATTGTAGCTAAAACACGTAAATTGAAAGCTGTTTGGACTCCTGAGTTTGCTCAAGATCTTAACGCTTACCATTCACTAGATGCAGAAGCTGAATTAACTTCTATTATGAGTGAGTATATTTCATTAGAAATAGACTTAGAAATTCTAGATATGTTAATTGAATCAGCAGCTGCTGGAACTGAAGTATGGTCAGCTAAAAACAACCAATCAACTTCAACTACTACAGGTGATGGTACTTGGTCGGATCTTGGATTCTATAACTCACAAGGACAATGGTTCCAAACTTTAGGAACTAAAATCCAAAAGTTGAGTAATATTATTCATCAGAAAACACTTAGAGGTGGTGCTAATTTCTTAGTATGTTCTCCAACTGTAGGTACTATTTTGGAAAGTATTCCAGGATTTGCTGCTAATTCAGATGGTGATGCTGCTAAAATGAATTATGCATTTGGTGTACAAAAAGTTGGTCAATTAAATGGTAGATACCAAGTTTATAAGAACCCTTACATGACTGAAAATACTATATTATTAGGATTTAGAGGTTCACAATTCTTGGAAGCAGGTGCTGTATTTGCTCCTTATGTACCACTTATCATGACTCCAATGGTGTACGATCCAAACACTTTCGTACCAAGAAAAGGTCTATTAACTCGTTATGCGAAGAAAATGCTACGACCTGAATTCTATGGATTAATTGAATGTGCTGGTTTAGATACTGTATAATAATATTTATTATTTAGTATTTTAATATTAAGAGCCCCGCAATAGCGGGGCTTTTTTTATTTAACTTGGTTAACTAGTTATTAGTTAGTATATGTATAAGTGAATATTAAGTATTAATTAAATTTTTTTATTAAATGAAAGAGACACCATCTCAGTTGCCTTTTCCAAGTTTTGTTATGAATTTTCCTTTCTCGTTTTCAACAGAAAATCCCAATAACATATGGATGCAAGAAATGTCTTCTGAAGAATTAAAAGTAAACAGAGGCAAAGCGTATAAACAATTTATGGACCTATATAATTTCGTATCAGGTGCGGGATTTGTATGTAATTTACCAAGTCATGGTAATAAATTTCAAGATTTAGTATATGTTGCTAATATGGGAATTTATCTTCCTCATATAAAAGATAGTAATAATATTATTATGTCTAATTTTACATCACCCCCAAGACAAGGTGAAGAATTAGTAGGTAAACCATTTTTTGACTTAATGAATTATAAAACTCATGATTGTCCTTATAAATTTGAAGGAGAAGCAGATTTAAAATATCTACATGGTAATAATTATATAGGAGGATATGGCATTCGTTCATCAAAAGAAGCTTTTGAATGGATGGAAGAAAAATTTGATATGAATATTATTAAATTAGAAATGGTAGATGAATATCTTTATCATTTAGATTGTAATATTTTTCCTTTATCAAAATCTAAAACATTAGTATGTCCTGAATTTCATCTTCCTGAAGAAATTAAAGAAATAGAAAAATATACTGAAATAGTAGAAGTAAGTGCTGATAATGTTTATAATGGAATTTGCAATTCAGCACGTGTAGGAAATATGATTTTATGTGCTTCAAATATATCTGAATTATCCATAAATGATGAAGCATATGACGCTGAAAAACATAAAATACACGCATTAGAAAAAATATGTTACAATGAAGGTCTAGAACCTATTATATTTAATATATCAGAGTTTATGAAATCAGGTGCAATGTTATCTTGTATGATTATGCATTTGAATTATGTTGATTATGAAAGAACTTTAATATAATGGCTCAAAAATTAGAAGATTGGTTAGACACTGAAGTTGAAGAATTAAGTAAACTTCCTGTAGGAGATTTATCAAATACATTCTTTTTTAGGGATCCTATGCGTCCTAATTATATAGATTATCAACATTTTTACTCACCAGCAGATGGAGTAATTTTGTATCAAAAGATAGTAGAAGATATAAATGATCCTATTATAGAAATTAAAGGAAAAAATTACACATTACCCCAAGTAGTAGGTAATAAAAATTATAATAAACCTTCATTAGTAATAGGAATTTTTATGACATTTTATGATGTTCATATAAATAGAATTCCATACTCAGGAGTTTTAAGTTATAAACCATTAGATCCTATTGAATCTGTAAATAAACCTATGTTAGCAGTTGAAAAGGATATTTTAGAAATGGCTATAAATCCTAATAATATGGGTTATCTACATTATAATCAAAGAATGTGGAATAAAATTTATAGTCCTAGTTTAAATTATAATTATTATTTAATACAAATAGCCGATGAAGATGTAAATACTATTGCCCCCTTTGTAAACCATCAACATGAAATGATGGAACAAAATTCAAGATTTTCTCTTATAAGATGGGGTTCACAAGTAGATTTAGTTCTACCATTAGATGAGAGATTTAATTTTGAATTATTGTTAGAAAATGAAATGCATGTCAATGCAGGTTTAGACAAGTTAATCAAAATAAATTTCTTAAATAATGCCAAAATCTAATATGGAAAAAACACCCCCTAAAGGATCAGTAAGATTCTCATTATCACTATCACCAGAACAAAAGAAAGCAAAAACAGAAATATTAAAACATCCTTTTAATTTTATAGTTGGAAAAGCAGGTAGTGGTAAAACATTATTGGCGGTACAAGTTGCATTAGATCAATTTTTTAAAAGACAATTTAATAAAATAATAATAACAAGACCTACTATTTCTACAGAAGATAATGGATTCTTACCAGGATCTGAAAGAGAAAAAATGGAACCTTGGTTAGTTCCTATTCGTTCTAATATGAGAAAAATTTATAATAAACCTCCAATATTAGAAAAAATGGAAAAATCAGAGCAAATTGAATTAGTATCATTAGCACATTTTAGAGGTAGAACATTTGATAATTCTGTTGTAATCGTAGATGAATTTCAAAATTTAACAAGATCTCAATTAGCAATGGCTGTTGGAAGATTAGGTAAAGATTCTAAAATGATATTTTGTGGGGATTCATACCAAATAGACTTAAAAGATAAAAATTATTCCGCATATCATGATATGGCTAAATTAGTAAACTCAGATTATGTTTTTAAATGTGTATTAAATGATAGTCATAGACATGATGCAATAGATGACTTATTAGAATTATTAAATGGGTATCATTAATTTCTGATAATTTTCCAATATTTATAAATAAAAATTATGGCAGCAGGAAGATATTCATTTGTGATAGAACAAGGTGCAACAACAGATTTTGAAATTAGATATGCAGATTCAGGATCTAATGCGATTGACTTAACAGGTTATCGTGCTAAAATGCAAATAAGATCAGCACTAACAAGTTCATCTACATTATACCTTACTTTATCAAGTAGTTTAGCTGATGATGGAACAGGTTTAAATTTAAGTGGTTCCAATGGTTCTACTCCCTTATCATCAGGGTCTATAGGTGTTTTTATATCAGCAGTATCATCATCTCAATTAAATGGGTGGCAAGAAGCTTACTATGATTTAGAACTAATATCAGGTAGCACTTATCCTATAGTTACAAGGATATTAGAAGGTAGAGTACAATTATCGAAAGAAGTAACATCAGGAACATATTAAAATATTATGGCTAAAGGTACTATTAATGTAAATCAAAATAATAATAGGGTAATCCTTCAGGACCAAAATCCTAAAATTACAGTAACAGATAATGTTCAAAATAAAACTGTTAATGTAACTCCTGTAACTACAAAAATTGTAACAGTTCAAACTTTAGGTCCACAAGGACCCCAATGGAATGGAATTAGATCAGGTTCTGCAGAAATATCAGGATCTCTTTTTGTAGATGGAAATCTTACAGCTTCAGGTGATATAAGTTCAAGTGGAGATGCTTCCTTTTTAGATATATCAGCTAGAAATATTACTGCTTCAGGTCATATAAGTGCATCGGTAGGGATTTATGCAGACCAATTTGAATTTGGACCAGGAACTCCAACTGCAAATAATAATTTATTAGGAGAAGGAAGATTATATTTACGACATGCTGATGGAGCAGGAAATTTAGAATTATATCAAAATACTTCAAATGCAGGATTTTGGAAAAATTATGGTGATGCATATATTTTAGTAGATCATTCTACTATGGGGGCTTCAACAGCTTCATTTATAGTAGGAGCAAGTATTTTACCAGGTGTATTTGCTACAAAATATTTAGAAATAAAAGATGGTGGTACTGGAGGTAATGTATCATCAATTAGACACATAACAGCATCAGGTACTATAAGTACAAGTGCTAATATGATAGCTCAATCATTTACTGGTTCTATTAATACTAATACTATTGATGTTACAAGTATAACAGCATCTAACATAAGTGCAAGTGGTTATGTAAGTGCATCACAATTTATAGGATCATTTTCAGGAAGTATAGATAATGCCAACACAGCTTCTTATGTATTAGCTTCAAATATAGATCAACCTTTTGTAAATATAACAGCCTCAGGTAATATAAGTGCAAGTGGAACAGTACTTGCTAAAGATATTTTGATACCATCAAATGGAGCATTATATTTTGATAATGAAGTTGCAGGAAGTGATCCACAAAAAATAGAAGGCACAGATAATTACTTAACTATAAACTCAGATAATATATTAAATCTAGTTGCTGATAATAAAATTGACATTAAAGGAGAAACAGCAGCAATTTCTATGTCAATCGATACAGCAACTGGTGATGTAACATCCTCAGGTAATATAAGTGCAAGTAGTAATATAAAAGGATTAACTTTAACAATAGTCCAAAATGCAGAGGCTGCACAATATAACTCTCAAGGAGTAGGAATAGCAACATTTTTAACTGATACAAGTTATTTTGGTAATGCTAGTTATATAACTCAATTACAAGGAAATAATATAAAATTAACTGCTACTACAACTGCATCAGGTAATATAAAAATAAGTGGATCTTATATTAATGCTAATATTAATAATGCTGGTGATCCTCAATTAACTTCTATAACTTCAACAGGTTCTATTATACCTCAAGTTGATAAATTTGGGTTAGGTAAATGGGATTTAGGAAGTAAAAGTAATCCTTGGAATAAAATATTTGTAGCTAAAGAATCATTAGAATTTGTAAGTGGATCAAATTCAGGTTTACCAGGAGATACTGTAACTTCATCATTTACATTTGATAATGTTGAAAGATTAAAAGAAGGAAAAACTTTATCAACTCAATCTATAGGTTCACTAGGAACAGATTATGCAAAATATGCAGCATGGATTTCTCCTTCAACTGATACTTCTTATCATAAGTTAGATTCAAATAGATATCAATATGTAATATTAGGTTCAGAAGTATTTGATATTCAAGCAGGAACTACAACAGTATCTTCTACAAATTTTGTAGCTAAAAATATAAGTGCTAGTTTAAATATAACAGCAAGTAATATAAAAGCTGATAGTATGAACGTTATTAGTTTTACTTCATCTTTTATAACAGCTTCAACTATTGTTACTACAGGATCAAATGTATTTGGGGATGAAGCAAGTGATACTCATACTTTTATAGGAGATATAATAGCTCAAAATAATATAACAGCATCAGGATATATTTCAACTGATACTAACGTAACAGCATCAGGTACCATAAGTGCAAGTGTAGTTAGCGCGAGTTACTTTTCTGGATTTGAATATAAATCAAGAGGCCTTAACATTGGTATGGCCCCTGCGGTTAACTATGTAATTTTAGGTTCCACATCCGCTACGACGGAAGTGGATGGTACACACATTAAATTAGATGCAGATGTAACAGCCTCTGGTGATATAAGCGCAAGTGGAACCAATTATGTATTTGGTAATGTTACAATAGATAATGGAAAAACTTTTATAGGTAATACAACTAATGAAGCAGATACAAATGAATTATTAGCAGTAGGAGGAGGAAGTGGTACAGCTATAAAAATATATTCAACACATACAAGTACTGCTAGAGATATAGGTTTACATATGTCTGCATCAGCAAATGGTCAACAATACTCAATTGGGTTAAATAGAAATAATAATACTTTTTATATCTCACCTTCTGATGTTAAAACAGGACCTGAAAATTCAGTTTTTCAAATTGATGCAGTAGGTAATATAACAGCTTCTGGTAATATAAGTTCAAGTGGTACTGGATCTTTTGAATACGTTAATCTACCAGATGTAGGGGGTCAATATCAAATAGCTGGAAATAAAGGTTTATGGGTTCAGGGTGGTGATTTTGTATTAGGAAATGCAAGTTTTGATACAAAAATAAAAGGAACAACAATACTTGCTCAAGCAAATGTAACAGCATCAGGTAATATAAGTGCAAGTGGAAATATAATAGCCAATTCTTTTACAGGTTCTATTTCTGGTTCAATAACTCATGCAGAATGTTCAGA